CCTCCCGTAGCGGCGGAACTCCTTTGGATGTTGAAGGTGTTACACAGGCGGCTATTAACGTAGCAGAAGAGATTGAACGACTTCACTTGGGGACATCTTCTGTTTCTAAGGTTGGCGGACTTGATATTTTCGGCCTTACCAACTTCACCAATAACCTCTCCGTGACCACCATAGCTCCCACTGCTGGCGGTTGGACAGGTGCCCAATTGGTGGATGATCTCATCGCCATGAAGGAGGCGCTTCGTGTTAAGTTTCAATACGGTCCTTTTAAGGTGTATTTCTCCCCAGACTGGGACAAGTACTTGGACGCTGATTACAGCGGTGCTAAGGGTGACAATACGATCCGTGACCGTATTGGCAAGATTAGCAACATCCAATCCGCTGAAACGCTGGATTTCTTACCCAATGGATTTCACATCTACTTGGTGCAACAAAACATGAGCACTATCCGCACCGTGCAAGGTATGGATGTTACTACACTACGCTGGGAGAGTGAAGGTGGTATGCTGCTTAACTTCAAGGTTATGGGCATCATGGTGCCACAACTGCGCTCTGACTATGAGGGCAACACAGGTATCGCTCATGGCGCACCTGCGTAAGTAGTATGAATTAAAATTGTGGGCTGGGCTTTAATGGGGCTCAGCCCACTTTTTAATCTTTATTTTTATAACAATAAAACACACCAATACAATGAGCAAAAAAACATATATCAATATCGGGGGTAGCCATTTCCAAGATGGCGTAGAATTTCCAACAGGTGCCAAGATTACTACAGAAAAGAATCTTGCCAAAGCCTTTCCAGAAAAGTTCAAAGTCCACTTGACTGAACCTGCTGCAAAAGAAGACAACGAAAAAGATGAAGGCGAAGACCTTACATCTGATTTTCTCCTTGCGGAGGAAAATGGTTTGGTTGTAACAAAAGAAGGTAAATTTTACACCGTAACGGAAGAGGGTGAAATTCTGGAAACAGAAAAGCCACTCACTTCTAAAGCGGCGGTAACAGCCTTCATCCAAGAGTACACAGAAGAATAATTTCCCAGTTAGGGGTAATCTGGGTTTCATAAGGATAGTCGATAATTGGAGGGGCTAGGTTTTCATAGCCTAGCCCCTTTTAATATAAAATAATCAACATATGTACGCAACAGAGGCACAAGTAAGGGCAGTTCATAAAAGCATCGAAGTTGGCGATGATATCTCCATTTACATGGAAACAGCTCACACTGTCATTGAAGATAATTTAGCCTCTTTTGGTTACGTTGCTGGTAAATTGGCTCTAATTGAGGCTTGGCTATCTGCTCACTTTTACGCCGTATCTAATAAAGAAACATCCATGGAAACCGTTGGGAGTGCCTCAGAGCAATTTCAATACAAGCTAGGTGTCTACTTAGCTAACACCATGTATGGGCAGCAAGCTATGGCTTTAGATAGTAGTGGCACACTTTCACGTTTAAACAAGAGGTTTGAAAAAGGCAGCTCTAACAAAACAGGTATCACTTACCTAGGATCAGAAAGGGCTGGGGCTTAGTATGGCTAGGAAATTAAAGCTTCTCAAAAAGATGCGCAAAGAGACAGTTGTCTATATTCCGAAAGCGGGAGTAGGCGAAGACGGCTCCACATCAATTGATGTGTCATTAGCAAGGGAAGTTTTAGTGCGGTGGGAAGACGACCAAATAGAATACTTAAACCCAGACGGAGAAACAGAGCAATCGAGGTCGGTGGCTTATGTTGGGGAAGACTTTGAAATCAGCAGTTACTTATTTCACGGAACACTTGCTGATTTTGTAGCCCTACCATCCCCAAAAACAAACAGTGATTTAATGCTTGAAATACGGGGGGCAAAAAAGCTTCCTACACTTAACTACGGTGACTTTCTTCGTATGGTTTATTTAGGACCTTTTAATTAGTATGAGTGTAAAACCAAACATTACTTTGAAAGGAGCGGATGAGGCTATACAGGCTTTGGCTGATAAGCACAGGGCTTCTGGGAAAGCTTTAAAGCTCGGCCTGTATCAAGCTGGTCTTTACCTACAAAGATTGAGCCAATTAAAAGTTCCTGTAGAGCAAGGTAAATTGAAAGCTAGTGCGTTTACAAGAGATGTTAGCACAGGAACCACCACAATAGTCCTTGTCGGCTACGGTGCCAACTATGCCCACTATATTCACGAACAAGTTCAAATGAAGTGGAAGGGCAAAAAGCGTAAAGGCAAGAGAGCTGACGGTTTGCCAAGAAAGGGGCGCTATTGGGACCCAAACGGTAAGGGGCAGGCGAAATTCCTAGAACAGCCATTTAAAAACAATTTTCCACAAATGCTTAAAATCATAGAGCAGTCTTTAATAAAGGTGATGTCCAATGGGTAACGAACCTCCATCAAAAATACTAAGTAAGTTTCTTATAAGAGACTTAGTAGTTGGTTCCCACAATGATGATGTGTGGCCTTGTTTTTACGGGTTCATGCCTGATGATGATTCTGTGCCTGATACCTTAGTGACTGTTTATGACTTAGAAGGCACTACTGCTGGAAAGCTTATGAGAGGTAACACAGTAATAGATTACCCAATGGTGTCTATTATGTTACGGGCAACCTCTTATGGGGATGGTTTTAATAAGGGTAATGATATAAAAGATTTAGTAGACAGTTACAGGTATGATTATATGTCTGTAGGGGGGTCTTACTACGCCATTCTTAATGCAAAGCGGAGTAGCGGTGTCGTTGCCTCTGGGCAAGCCGCTGGAACACGTCGCCGTTACTTATTCACTCTCACTTACGCTCTAACCCTAAAGGGTGCCGATGATGTAGGTGAGTTTATAGAAGGCGCTGGAGAATTAAACGACTTAGTTCACAATGATCTTAACCTTTAGGCACACTCTTCGTTACACAAATAATCAATAAACATAAGGAAATACAATGACACAAAGAATGGATGATGGACACGCAACTTACTTCACTTTTGGGGCAAACCCAGCTGTGAAGTTTTGGGAAAAAACAGTAACACCTCCAGGTGTTGAAGGTGGTGGTGAGAATGACACTACTACAATGCGCAATGCAAATTGGAGAACGAGAGCGCCAAAGAAGCTGAAAACTTTGGCTAATAGTTCTACTACAGTGGCGTATGATCCTGCTGTTTATGCGGACGCAGTTGCACTGCTTCAAATCAACCAGCAGATCACAATCACCTTTCCTGATCTCAGTACGGTCACTTTTTGGGGTTGGTTAGATACATTCTCCCCAGGTGAGCTTACCGAGGGAGAGCAGCCCACAGCTGAAATTACTGTAATCCCATCTAATCAAGATGCCAGTGGCGCAGAAGTGGGATTGTCGTATGCTGATAATGCACCTGCGATTCCAGCCAATTTGGTATCAGTTGATGGTGATGGCTTTGTTACCCTTGAATGGGATTCTGTTGCTGGGGCAGATGCTTATAACGTCTATCGTTCAACTACAAGTGGTGCTGGTTACGCCATAGTATCACAAAACAGTGCATCAACCGCATTTGTTGATAACTCTGTAACTAATGGCACAACATACCACTATGTTGTACGTGCTATCGAGAATGGCGTGCTATCCGATGCCTCCGACGAGGTCGAGGGAAACCCTAGCGCATAACGCACTGCACCGCGCAGGCGGCTTTTCTTAGGCTGGGGGTAGGTATAGCCCCCAGCCTATTTTTAAAACGCTTTTCTGGCCTATTTCTGGCCAATACAAATAAACACACCAAACACACCAAAACATGAAAGAAGTATTACAATTTGAAACTAAACTTAAAACACAAGAAGTCGTAATTGATGGAAACACTTGTGTTATCACAGAGCTAACTGGGGATGGACGGGATACCTACAATGATTATATTCGTTCTCGTATGGTAGAGACAGGCAAGCTGGACAAAAACGGTGATCCTGAAATGAAAGTATCTTCTATGAAGGGGGTCACTGCCAAACTACTATCCCTCAGCATCACAAACAAAAAGGATGGTAAGGGTTTTGCTGAGAGTGTAATCAGCCAATGGCCATCTTCTGTTCTGGAGAAACTCAGTAAAGTGGTTAGTGGTATTTCAGGACTTTCTGACAGTAACGAAGAAGAATCAAAAAACGGCTAAAGGGCGAGAGGTTGCTTTGGCATAGACTTGCTGAGCGCCTTAGTATGTCTGTCCAAGAGGCTCAATCCAAAATACCTTCCAGCGAATTTACCGACTGGAAGGTATATTTGGATATGGAGTGGGATAGAGTAGACAAGACAGATTATTACCTCGCCCAATTAACCAGCATACTTGTTCAACTTAAAGTAACCAAACCAGAGAATTACGGCATTGATAAATTTTTCTTTAAAAGCAAAAGCAACAAAAGTGATTATGAGAAAAGTAGGTTCGAAGTGGACAACATGCCCAAAGAAGAGGTCACACGGTTATCTAAGCAAAAATGGTTTGCAATTCTGGACAAACCCACTAATAACGTAAAGTAAGAATATGGCAAATGGTGAAAACGTGGGTGACTTAGTAGTTCGGCTTCGCGCTGAGAACAAAGAACTTCTGTCCGCCCTAAAGGAAAGTGAAAAAGGCGTCAATGGGCTATTAAAGGAGATTGCAAGGTCTAATGGAGAAATAGAAAAATCCAACGCCAGCATGAATAGCAAAATGCAGAAGCAAATGGATGCTACTGCGAGAAAAGTAAAGACAAAAACTAGGACAATGGCAGACGCTTTTAAGTCTATGTCAACTATTGCTGGCGGTTTCATACAGGCGCAGTTAATGATGAGATTGGCGGCTGTTCCTGGGCAATTGATTAATAGCACTAAAGAGGCCGTTTTAGCGTATGATAGAATTCAACTAAGATTGCGTTTTGTTATGAAAAGCGCTGAGGCGGCACAGACAGCTTTCCGTGACTTAGACGCAGTTACAAGGAAGTATGGTGTAAGCCTACAAGCTTCGGCACAATTCTATTCATCTTTCTTGGCGGCAACAGATGCCACTAATATCAGCCTTGCCCAAAGTAAAGAGTTGTTCCTAGGAACAACTCAAGCGGCTGTCGCCCTACAAATGACGACAGATCAGACTAAAGCGTCTTTCCGCGCATTCCAACAAATGGCTTCTAAAGGGCGAGTGGCTGCGGAAGAGTTGCGGGGGCAGTTGGGTGAAGCTCTTCCTGGTGCGCTTGGTATAGCGGCACGTTCCATGAACATGCCTATTGAGCAATTATCTAAGATAATGGAAAAAGGAGAGCTACTTGCTGAAGACCTTTTGCCAGCAATGGGCAGGGAGCTTCAGCGGGTATTTTCTGGCTCTGCCCTAGATGCATCCGAAACACTACTTGCCAATTTAAACAGAATTGAAAACTCATCGTTCCAACTACTTGCTGGTTTTGGTAAAGACCATGAAGGTATTTTAACACCAGCACTCAAATACATAGATGAGTTTTTAGTCAAGTGGCACTTTTGGAGAGCCTCTACAGGTGATATATCTAATAATGTGTTAGGGGATATGCAGGCCATAGCAGTTGCTGCCAAGCAGCTAGAGGATTCTAGTTGGCAGGCATCTCTCAAAAGAGTAGACCACTCTTTATTTGGTGGCTTTAAAAACACCATAAATAATGCAATAAACCCCGATGAAAGTTCTGATTCCGTAAAAGCGCAAGAAGAGCTAATGGCTGTTATTTCCAGAGCTTCTATGAAAGAGCTTGCTAGACAACAAAGGTATTTGGCTGGACTAGACAGTAGGACAAAAGTGGAGCAATTAATTCTTGATACTATCAACGAAGAGTATGATACAAAAATATTCATTCATAATGAGATGCAGAAAGCTTTGGCTTTGGGGTATAAAATGAATGCCAGCGAAAAAGAAGGTGCTTTGATATGGGCAGGAATTCTTGGTATGCATCAAGAGGTATACAGCCTTATCACTCAAATGGAAACAGAGTATGCTGATATAGAAAAGCACAATGTAGAGGCTGCCAATGCAGTAGCCCGCATACAAGAAGAGCTTGGAAAAGAGGCTTCGTTTAAACAAATGAATCAGTTCGAAAGAATAAATTTTCTTACAAAAGAAATAGAAGCCACTGCTAAGAAAATAACCGAAACCAATGCAGACGATTTTGCATCTCTAAGAACAAAAAGAGAAGCCTTAGCCGCTTTGATCAAGGAATACACTAGGTTGTATAGGCTACGGCAGAGAGAGGCAGACAGAGAGGCTGTAGTAGAAAAATCATCTACGTATACAAGCGCGACAGTAGACACTAGCGCAATTGATAATAGAGTACGGCAACAATCGGAGCTTGAAAAACTCCAGGAAGAGTGGACTACAATAGCCGATGCCTACCAAGCGTATAGAGATGAAATCAACACCATTTTCAAAGACAGTGAAGCCGAGCGTGAAGCTGAAATGACTCGTATAAATAAGCAGGAGGCGAATGCTCGTAAAGCATTCCAAATGGCGCAAGCCAGAGTTCAATTACAGACAGCATCTACTTTATTCGGTGACCTTACATCTATAGCCCAAACCTTTGCGGGAGAGCAAAGCGGAATATACAAATCAATGTTTTTGGCTAGCAAGGCGTTTGCTATAGCTGATGCACTAATCAGCATACAGCAGGGCATGGCTGCAGCACTAAAGCTAGGCTTTCCCCTAGGGCTTGGCGCAATGGCCTCTGTCGCCGCCGCAGGGGCTAGCATTGCAAGCAATATGCAAAGTATAAGCATGGCTAGCTTCGAGGGCGGTGGTTTTACAGGAAGAGGGGATAGAGTTGGGGGAATGGACGGTAAAGGCGGAAGAATGGCAATGCTCCACCCAAATGAAAAAGTCACTGATCTTACTAGAAATAAAGGCGGTAGCGGTATGACCGTTATTGTAAATAATCTTCCAGGCCAAGACGCCGATACTTTTTCTAGTGTAGATGGCAAAACAATGGAAATCACAATAAAAAGAACCAAACAAGAAATTGCTTCTGAAATACAACGAGGCGCGGGCAGTATCAATAAAGCTTTAGACGTGAGAGATCGTAGAACAGGAGCTCGCAAATAAAATGACACAAGCCTATCCAGCTTACGCCTTACCTCTTCCTCGAGAAGTTTACAGCCTAGAGGAAGAAAACAATGTCATACGCACAGCGTTCGAAGGCGGGCGTTACCGCCAGCGCAATAAGTATGAGCACAATTTAAAAATGCTCAATGTTACTTGGTCTTTCACTTATGAGCAATTCCTAATGTGGCGTGTTTTCTTGGTGGAGGGCATTGCTAATGGCGCTGACTATTTTACAATGGAGCTGTTGATAGACGATGTGCTAGATATTAAAACTGTCCGTATCGTAGAAGGAACTTACAAAGCGCAAAAAAGTGACAACAGGTATGTTGTCACTGCCGCCCTAGAACTAGAAAACCTAGAACTTGGGGCATACCCAGGCCTGTTTTCTATATACGAAGCACTGGCCCCTGACTTTGACGGGGTGGAGGCTTTGGCGCGTATAAGTTTATTACACGAATTAGTTCACACTACATTACCACAATCAGCAACATTGCCTTAAAATTAAGGCTTGCACAACTATAACAATAAAATATATAAAACAATATGCCAACACTAGGAGAAAGGTTAATAACCGCAGTTCAACAATTAGAAGTCGATTCTGCACTGTTTAAACAGTTTACTCAAGGGGACGGTAGCGTAACTGTCACAACCGAAGGGGGCAGTTACCCATCACTTCAACGCTACATTGAGCAGGTGTTTAAATGGCGAGGTTCATACGCTAGTGGCGAAGACTATGTGCTTGGGCAAACTTTCAAGGAAGGCTATGCGGCTTACCGTGTTACAACGAGTTTCACATCAACCACTTTCGGGGATGATGCGGCAAACTATGAACTTTGGTTTGATTTCACCAATGTTGTGACCGACGCAGAGGACGCACGCGACGCTTCACAAGCGGTCCTTGACGAATTTACAACCTTGTATCTTGGCGCTAAAGATACAGACCCCGCACTCGACAACGATGGGGACTCTCTCGCTGATGGCGCTATGTATTGGAACTCTACTTCCAATGTGCTCAAATTTTACGATCTTGAGAATACCATCTGGGCTGACCCTACTATAGACGGTCAATTGAGTGCTGATGCAGCCGCTGCGAGTGCAGCGGTAGCCAATGCAGCTACGGCTACCAAGGCGGATAGGGATATGCTAAACGTTGACAACAACAGCATCGGGACAGCTTTGTTGAGTACCCAAGTGATGGCGTTGCTTAATGCTATCAACACTAGCTCAGGTTACATCCGTGAGGGGCAGTTTGACGCATCGGGTGGTATCTACCCAGTTGATGCCACGGGCGACATGTCGAGCTACACAGCTTCACGCTCAGCTTGGTATACGACAGTAGCTGGGGTAGTAGGCGGTCGCTCCCATGCGGTAGGCGATTGGGTCATTTGGAATGGGGGCGTTGCAGATGCCATCGGGTCTTGGGATAAAGATGAATCCCCAACTTTGAATATACCAGATAGCACCATAACTAAAGCAATGTTATCCGCTGTGGTGAAAAACTTAATGCTCGAAGAAGAGCCTTATGCTAATTTTCATAAACTTTGGGAGGTCAACGGTAAAGCTCTGGGTGGAATTAAAACTTCGGGTGAGTGGTTTATCCCGCACGCAGAGATTGCTGGGGCAAGCGAAACTACTGACAGCAGTTTCGCAAATGTGGTGCTAGCTTATCGGATTGAAGACAAAGTAGTTTTTTACATCCGCGACAATGGCCAAGTGTTTATCCCACAATTAGTTTTAAATCTAAACATTAATGAGGATTTTAAATTTGTTGAACGGTTAGCGCTGGCTAACTCGAATTACCCTGATGCTGTGCTTAAAACTGGCGTGACACCTTTTACCATTACAGGCAAATTTCCTGTTGAACCATTGTTTGTTGTGTCATTTCAGGATGACGACGCTATCGACAACCCCACTGATTCTGGACACGGCAAAAGTGGTGGTTTTTTCTCACGCGCCCGACCAGTCCTAAAACAGTTTGGGATGACCGCAAGCGAGGGGGTAATCATGCGGCCACAGTGGGATGACACTCTATCGTCGCAAGCTTCGTATATACAATCTAGAGCTGTCCAGAATGTGGAAGGTTGGGAGCTGACTAACCACAGCCGAAACCATACTGTGCCATCAAGTTCAGGCTACGACCCTTACGAGGAGTGGGTGCGGTCGGTGGATGTGGCCAAGTCAGGCGGTATGCATTTTAAGAATGCTGTGTATCCTGGAGGCCACTCAAGTCATGAGATGCGTGAGGTGGTGAGGATTCGGCATCGCTGCGGTCAAGGAATCAATGACTTCGGGATGCAAAGCTCTTACTTTAACCGATCACCTTTAATCTCCTATAACCTAGTTCGCTACGTTCTGGACGCATCTGGGGGGTTTGGATCCAACCAAGTTGCGCCCCACGCTGAACGTCAACTAGCTAGCTGGAAGTCCATGATTGATCAAGGGATCGCACTCAAAAACGCTGGGCAACGGGTATGGTTAATCCTAGAATCTCACTGGTATAAAGGAGAGTGGACAAACTGGAACACAGCGGGGGCTTTAGCTGACACCTATGCAGGGGGAGCCCTTCCAAGCGACCCGTCAACGTGGGGTGCGGGTGAAGCCGCTTACGATTCTGATTGGGTTATTCAAACCTTAAAAGACGGATCAGGGAATATCGTAACACCAACTGGCGAACTGACTAAGGCGGATTGTGCCGTTCCTGATGGTTGGCGTCCGCAGAACGACTGTCGCCTGCACGACCTTTACGAACTGTGTGCATACATGCAGGCCGCGTCAGACGATGTGACGGTCGTAAACACCGACCGCGCAATGGATTTGATGGCTAACATCGCAGACGTTGGAGATTTTACAAATGGTGGATTAGGTCGAGGTGACCCTGAAGCTGTTTTAAACTATCCTCACTACGTAGTGGGAGCAGACGGTAGGTCGTCATTCAACCCTTCACTGTAAAACTTAGAGACAATATATTATGGCAAAAGTAATCAAACTATCAGGTGCGCTCACTGGGAATCTTGCGTTTCCCACAATATCCAAATTTGGTTTTGGGCTAAACGAGGTTGTTCAAAGCTATCTTTCGCGTATGGATGCTGCGGGCATGGCATGGACAACCGATCAAACCACAGCTTGGAACACGTTTGCCCTTGAAGGTGTGAACAGTGGTTGGCTTAGCAAGCTAATGGCTGTCTACCCCATGTTTGGCGATAGCGTAGCAGCGGCGAGGATACCATTTACTAGCCCTCTAAATACAAATGCCATATTGGAGCACCCATCAACCGACCCTACTAGTCTCTACCATGCAGCCGCAAATGGTATGTATGAGGGTGTTTTTGGTTTTGCCACCACATCGACAACGACGAATGAGCGTGTCTTGATCGACCTGACTGTTTCCCAGCAGATTCAAAAATCGGGTGCATTTGCCAACGGTGGAGTAAATGCAGGCGGGTTCCATTTCGTCTGGAACGCTTTTGCAGACTCGGCTAGGCTTCGGGCTGGATCATTAGGTCGGCGTGATGGATCGACAGCATCATTTGGAACTAACGCGATTTCTGGGGGTGCGGGAACCCTTAGCTTAATGACTCTTAATGATGGGGCAAACAGATCGACACCAGCAAGCTACGATGAGTCAAGCGACCGCGTGTTACTAGTTAGTCAAGATGCCCCAACACAGACCGATGGCGACAAAAAAATCCTCGCAGGTTCTCCCACAAATCTCGTAGCGGCGACAGGAACGACTCTAGGACCCATAACACCCGACGCAGACACGTTGGCGACTAAATTTGGCGTCAACTGTCGTGCTCAAGCGCTCGGAGCACCTGCTGTGTATGACAGATTAGACCCCGCCGTCCGTGTTAAATGGGTCGGGTTAGACGATGGCTCAATGACAGCAGCGATGCAGTTATCAATGGCAACTGCCATCTTGGAGCTTAAAGCCTCACTTTACGCTTAAATACGTGGTCCGGGGTATTAACTAATATGACAAACATTGACTTATCTAAATCGTATATACCAACTGTTCTGGTTGTGAGCTTTGCTATTGCCGTCTTAGCTGGGTTGTCCGCTTTTGCAACTTATAATGCCAAGGTCGCAGCCGTCGAAGCTGCGACCACAGACGAAGGACTGAACGCAATCTAGTTATGACCGAGCCAAACCACGACCACCGAATCACGACTGTAGAGGGCCGCACTAAAACGCTGGAGGCCAACTTTAACGCGTTTACGGGTCGCTACGAGCAGGACAGAAAAGACGACAAAAACACATCCGATTTGATGTTTACGAAACTCAATGAGATCGCAAACGACCAGTCACAGCAGGAGGGCAGTCGCGGTAGAATCTCAGGGGCGTTGCTACTCACCGTGATTGCAGTCGTTGTAACCGTCGTTGTGCCTGCCACCGGACTGCTGGCGTCATTTGTTTGGCAGGTCGTAACTCCCATCGCTCAGATTGTAGAAGAGGAAAAAACAACCCGCACTAAAAACCATGAGCAACTCATAGACGTGCGCATCAACCAAGCCCGTATCGACGAGCGGCAGCAATTTATCCTACAAAATCCATGAAAACATTTACTATATCAGAATTTAGGGCAGCGGCACACGAGGAATACCCAAATGCAGTAATCTCTTTGTTTGATCGTGACAGGCATGTGTTGACAAAAGCAGCTTGGAATAAGCTGCACAGAGATTTTGTGTTCTTACTACAAACGGAAGGATTATCCGAATATGGCATCAGCCTGTCGAAAGGTGAGGATCAAAGATTTGAAATCAATGACTGCGATGATTACATGATCCACTTTATGTCATACGTCAGTAAGCGTCACGCAAAAACTCCAGGAGTTACAAACGCACTTGCCAAACTTTGTATGCTCTATAATGTTGAAGGTGATCCACGAAGAGCACACGCCATCATTGCACCATTTTTTATTGAGCGGGACAACTTAGTTTGCCGCGCACTAGAACCACAACCCAACGGAGGATTATTCAGATGCACATTACCAGAAAGACACTCTTGTTACTCGCTCTTTGGGTAGCTAGCTTCACGGCTGGTTGCTCCACAAGTGATAACGCAATACAACCGATACCAGACTCATATTATGAATAAAATAATCATGCTATTATTACTATCTTGCTGCCTAGCGGTGACGGGGTGTAACACCATCAATCAATGGACGGAAGATAATCCAACAGAAGCGCAGTATGCAAAAAATGTTCTCCTGACTGGGCTTTACTTTGTTGCGGCAAACAACCCAAAAGTCAGCGCCTACAAAGAGCAGATCGCAGAGCTCATTAAATCACAAGGCAACGTGACGCCAGAACGCCTTGCACTGACCCTTCAGCAAGAGCTGGGGCGTTACTTAGACAAAGCGACACAGGACGAACTATACTCTATATGGGTAGAAGAACTGCAAAATACAAAGTCAAACTTCCCCGCCAATGGCCTTTACTCACTCCAACTAGCTGACTCTCTGGATATATGAAATACTTCCTACTACTAATCTTATCTTGTTGTACCTTGGCGGCACAAGAACTCAATCTTACACCAGAACTACTGGAAAAACCATTCTTTGAGTGGGAATGGAACATCACAACCTTACTTGTGATCTCCATGTTTGCAGGGCGCGTTATCAACTACGCAAAGGTCAACGGAGGCATCAGAGGCCTTGGCCGAGCTTTGTGGTTTGGTGGCATTGTAGGCGAGAATACTCCGAAACAAAAAGATGGCAAGAGCGGCAAAGTTTAAGCCTACAGGCGAAAAAGAGAACCCAGTGCAAGCATGGTATGATGCCCTTGCACTGGGCTCTTTTTCGGGCAACCCCCCTATGCTCCAATGGATAGGGGCGGACATGTGGCTATTCCACCCAGACAAGGAGTTTCCCTTTACTTTCACCCGTGGTAACGGTGAATTAATCACGGTAGGCCAGTTTCGCGACAAGATGGTCTCGTTTGGCACCGATGGGGGTTCTATCCCAGATTACATTCGCGGCCTTCCCAACCTCTCTCGCTGGCACTACGGCGCGGCATATCTTATCCATGATTGGCTGTGGCACATCCATAAACAGGGCTGGGGAGTATACACTTTTCAAGAGACAAATATCATTCTTTGCGAGGCTGTGAAGACTTTGATCGAAACAGGCTACGTCGGCCATGATACTTTTAAGGGCGATGCAGGCACGACGATGAATATTCATCGTGGCGTTTCCTCGTTTTTTGGGCATAAGATTTGGAGTAGGGAATAACATGGCGTCTACCGCATATAAACAAGCATACAAAGAGGCACTAGCGGCAGCTAAGAGCAATGTGGTGATGCTGCACACTCTTGAAATTACCAGCGAGCTAGCTTCTACGGAGGTAAAAGATATTGATGTCTGTTTTGTTGTAGATGATACGAGTTCTATGTCAAGTGAAATCAATAGCCTGGTGACGGTGCTCCCTGCCGTTGTCACTAGCCTTTCAGAACGTTTTAGAACAGTGCGTGTCGGGCTGACTAGGTTTAAAGATGAAGACGACACTACGGTAGTCAAAAACCTAACAACAGATGTCGCTTCTGTGCAAGCGGAGATGGCGGCTTTGGTGGCAAGCGGAGGCGGTGATGGTCCAGAGAATGGTTTCGGTGCTACCGTACAGGCAGCACAATCTATGGTGTGGTCTACCTCTTACAGCACCCGCCGTAACATTGTTTTGATCACCGATGCGGTAAGTTTTGAGACAGGCGACGAGGGGAATAGCGGCATAAATCATACTGCTGGTGCGACAGAACAGCAGGCCCTGGACGCTTTGACTTCTCGTAATATACGATTTATTCTAGGAGCCACATCTTCTTTTTCTAACTACAACTACGGAAACTTGGTAGCTGATACAAATGGGGTAGTGGTGCCTAGATTTCATGTAGATCCACTAGAAGATTTAGTGGCTGCACTGAAGTTAGTTCTAGTGGTAGACCCTAACCTAGAGCCCATATACATTATACAAGCAAGGCAACCATATGAGCTGACTTTGGAGAACGGGGAATCCAAAGTATTCGAACCTGTTGCTTTCCGTTTCACACTACCTGGGCAAGATGACCAAGGTTTGCAAGACCTCAACATCACAATCGATAATGTCGACAAACGTATAGGTGATTGGGTGGAAGCTGCAAGTGCTTATGATGCTCCCGCCTTAGTCCGTTACCGACCTTACCTAAGTACAGATCTGACCACACCCCAAATGGACCCTCCCTTGACTCTTACTCTCAGTGATATCAAGCGAACCTCTTTTGAGGTATCGGGTCGCGCCAGTGTCGCTGATATTGTCAATTTAAAGTTCCTCCGCTTGCTTTATTTGCGCAGTCGCTTCCCATCACTCGGCAACACTTAATATGAACAACTTGACACAATACATAGGAAAACCGTATGCCGTGCTTGGTAGGGGGCCTGATGAGTTTGATTGTTGGGGACTTGTAATGCACTTCTATGAAAAAGAGTGGGGCGTTAAGCTGCCCAACCAACCAGTTGAAGCAAGCGACATCATCGAAGTGTTAAAAGCCTTCAAGGTATCAACCGCACATAAAGATTGGATGCCTACTGAAACGCCTGTGCAGGGGTCTGTCGTGGTAGCTGGACGCAATCGATTCTTTTCACATGCAGGCGTTTACATCGAGGGTGGTCATGTGTTACATACAACCAAAGAAGCAGGCGCTTCGTGTGTGCAATCGATTAAAGGTTTTCGTAATAGCTACCAGCATACCAGCTTCTTTAACTACCAATCAAAATGATCAACATAGCGATAGTCAAAAATCCATTCAACCCGCTTAAAGACGTTGAAATATATCGCAGTGATTTGCACACGGTGAATTCCGTTGTCGGTTATTACAATGTGCCGGTTAATGAAATACCTATAATTGCGATACTGAATAACGATCAGCAAAATCCACTAACCAGAGACCAGTGGGATGATGAACTCCCCGACGAGGCCTACTTGACTTTTATTCCAATAGTCGATGGGGGGTTTTTATCGCTTATTATTACGGTGCTATTAACTATCGTGTCAATCGCGATTGCGCTATCGCTCCAAGTCCCTATACCCAACTCGCCTAACATAGCAGAGGCAGACCCCGTTTACTCACTTAAAGGGCAGACAAATCAGATTAAGTTGAATGAGCCTATAGAGTCCTTGTACGGAAGCCCCCGCCACTGGCCTTCCTACGCCGCCAAGCCCTACAATATGTATCAGAATAATAATGCCTACCAATACGTCCTGCTTTGTATCGGTCATGGTTCTTATGATGTACACCAGGTTTATATTGAAGACACCCCCATTGAGGATTTCCCTGAAGTAGAATTTGAGATAGTAGAACCTAATGGCACTTTTAACCTGTTTCGTGACAACGTGCAGACTTCTGGAGAAATAGGTTCTGTTGAGATGTATGGACCTAATGAAGACGACTACGGCAGTGACATAGGCTTTGCTGGTGTGGTTGCAAATGATGCATTTACTACAACAGACAAAATCCAAATCGACCTGACACTAGGAAGGGGCTTGTACAGGCAGAATAGTTCAGGGAAATTAAGAAACTATACGGTAAGTGCCGCTTTTGATTATATACAAATTGACAACACCGTTGAAGCCAACCCAATTGAGGGTGCAGTATGGGCAAACCTAACAACATTCACCAAAACACTTGCAACCATCAACCCGCAGAGGTTCACAATAGAAGCCAATATACCTGCAGGGCGTTACAAAATACGGGGAAGGAGGACAAATAATGCCTCTGATAGCCACAAAGTAGGCGACACGCTCACCTGGGAGGCTTTGCGCTCTTTCCTGCCCAATGTAGGCACCTACGGAGATGTGACAATGTTGGCAGTAAAGATGAAAGCCACTGCTAATCTAAACGATCAAAGCAAAAGAAAATTCAATGTCAAAGTGACACGCAAATTACCCATTTATGATAAAGCGACTGGATCATGGTCGGCTCCAACAGCGACGAGGTCTATCGTGTGGGCATTCTGTGATATTTTTAGATCAGGTTATGGCGCGTTCTTGCCTGATACTATTTTAGATCTAGACACACTGGCTGACCTAGATGCCGAGTTTAGTGCTTTTGAACATCCCCGCTATTTCGATTGGGTTTTTGATTCCGAAACAACCGTGTGGGAAGCAGCGCGGACTTGCTGCCGTGTGGGGCGTGCAATACCGATGTTCAACGGTTCGCAGTTGTATATGGTTATCGACAAACCCAAATCAATTGTTAGCCAGCTTTTTAATCAAGAAAACATTGTAGCTGATTCCTTCGAAGAAAATATAAAATTGTTTGTACGCGAAGAATACGATTCTATTGAAATGGAATATACCGATGACAATACGTGGAAGGCTGAAACCGTGCTATGCGCGTTGCCCAATAGCTTTGCGGAACGTCCTGAGCGTATAATACTTCCAGGTGTGACAGATAGGACACGAGCATACCATGAAGGCATGTACATGCTAGCCCAAAAGAAATTCCAGCGAAGGGAAGTCACTTTCACTACCGGCATCGAAGGGCTACTTGCTTCCTACGGTGATTTGATTAAAGTCCAGAAACGTATATTCGGCACTGACGGTTCGGTGGGTGGATACCTAAAAGCTATTGAAGCTGATAGAAGAACTGTCACGCTATCGCAGAACGTAGAGTTCATTTCAGGTGAAGATTATAGCCTTTTGATTTGTGGACCTTCCGGAATTCCATACGGTCCTTATACAGTGGAAGCATCGCCAGCGCCTCACGTCGAAAACATTGTGGTATCTGAAACTGATATAAGCGAAGATATCGAATTTACACCCAATGCAGAAAGCCCATTATTTATTTTTGGCAGAGCAATAGAATTTGCCCGAGATTGTGTCATTACAGGACTCGCCCCCACGGAGAACGACACCGTAGAAATTAAAGCGGTCTTATACCGCCCCGAGGTTTATGCGTACGACACAGAAGAAGCCCCAGACCTGTTTAACCCGAGCGTCGGGGTCGTAGATACTGGTTTACCTGTTGTGACGGGAGTCTTTGTAGCCAATGCCACTGCAAATCTATACCGCATTACGTGGAAAGCTGCCCAAGGTGCTGTGAATTACATTGTGCAAGTATCAGCAGATGATTTGGCGGTTGGTGAGAGCGGTAAAGTATGGGACACGATAGGGGAGACCGCATCAACATTTTTCGAGGTGGCATTGCTTACTGACTACACATACATCCGCGTCGCTGGCATTAACACAGGGCAAGGTCCTTGGGCTTATCACGAAACAGAACTTTACGACATCCTGGTAGATGACGAAGGCAACAAACTAATAGACAGCGACGAAACAATCCTCGTAGGCTAAACATAAAAGAAAGATAAAATTATGGCACTCACAGCACAAAGACTTATTCGCGTTAAAGGCGTCGCCCCTGGCGTCGCTGGGCAACCTATGGAAGACCTACCGCTTCTCGCAGCAATACCTGACATAGCTCCTAGCACGTTACCAGCGAACGGTGTAATCGGGGGGCTTGCTTTCTCAGACCCACCTACGCAAGCTGAATGCCAGGCCTTGCGAGATGAGTGTGAAAATCTAAGGGATGCCTTGAATTCTATTGTTGGGTCTTTCAATGATTTCAAAACTCAGTTTGAAGTATCTACTGGAGTGCCTATTTTTGAGGACTCTTAGACTTTTCCCTACCCAGTGGTAGGGGTTTCGTCGTAAACAGGGCTGACGGTTTTGGGTGTTACCCGTCAGCCCTTAACGGTGGCGCGAGGTTTACTTGTGCGGGGTTTTGCCTATTAGTGCATACCCTACTGGCTGCGCCTATAAATAAAGCCGCTGTCGGGCTTTACAGCTACAGTCGAATTACATTACCAACTTCAAGTTCTGGGATATGCGTCACCATAATAAACTGAATGCCAAGTTCGCTTGAAAGTAAATTAAGCATGGAGGCGACTCTTCCCCTGTATGTTTTAGATAGAAACTTAAAGGGCTCATCTAGTATTACTGCTCTCCTTAGCGGTGGTCTAGAAACCATTAAGCAAGAAATACGCAAGGCAAAGGCTGCTATATCAACCGCACCACCACCACTCCCCGCCATAGGGTCAACTTCTTCCCCATTACGGATGAAGACAAGCTTTGCTTCTGTTTTTCCCCGTTTTTGTTCAAAGATAATACTAAACTCGTAAGCTTCTTCCTCAAATATAGTTTGCAGGCATTTAGTGACAATACTACTTATCTTCTTATGCGCTTTCTCTTGGACTATGGTGGCAACGGTCTGTGCAATGGCATTAGCATCATCCGCCCACTCTACTTTTAGTGCAGTTTCTTCTAAGAACTCTTGTTCACGCTTTACATCACGTTTAGCCAACAAAAAGTCTTCATAGAGATTTTCTACAATTTCGCTTATATCAGATACCGAGCTCATCTTTGTATTTTTCTTGGAATGCTTGTGATTTTTCGTTAAAGGCCTCTTCTGCCTTGTCCCGCTCTTTTTCTTTTGTTTTTAATAGGGCTTTGGCCTCTTTAGCAGTCTTAACGCCAAATGTTTTCTTGAGGTCTTGGAGGGCATTGCTGTAAGCCCCTTTAGCGTTGTCAACTTCGGATTGCTTTGTAGCAATTTTTTCTTTTAGTTTATTGAATTGTTCTATCTTCATAATGCTCGTAATAAGTATGTTCTTGCTCTGCGTAAAAATGCTTTTGTTGCCCCGTGCCTATGGCATCTTATAAGGGCATGAATCGCTGTTTTGATGTTTTGGTCCTTAAACCCACCAACAATGCTAGAGCAATTATCTTTCAAGAAAAATGCAACCTCTGTTGGCACTTGTATTTGAATAACTTGCGCATTCAACATAGGGTATTCTTTTGGCAAACGGCTTCGCTGCCATTCAGCATCTTCATTTAAGTGGCGGTTGATATACCAAATAGCTTTGTTAATGTCTTGGGTTGCTAGGTCTTTTTTAAGCCCCGCCCTCCATACATATTTAATTGCATTACCAACATTGAAACCAAACCATTGACAAACGTCGATACATTCAATTCCGCTCTTGTGCTGGTTGTAGTGTGTGGGGTTACTTACTTGTTCTGTTTTCATTTATTTTCTGTTATGTCTAGTAGTATTTTTTTGACGTGTTTATTTACTTTTTTATCTTTGATGTATTTAATTAAAATTTCTACAAAATCTAGGCCGTTGCTTTCTGCACTTTCAAGCTCTTCTATAAAACCGCTAACGTCAACACCATCAATCTCCCCTACCATATCGCGCAGGGTGTGTGGGTTGATAAAAACATCCTTTTCGCAGTCTAGGTAAACTCTTTCTATGCTACCATCATTAAAAAGCAAACCCATTGATGGCGTGGAGTTTATTTCGTCTGATTTGCGCCTCATGAAACCGCCATTGTTCAATATAGTGGTTGCACCGCTTTTTATCAAGAAGCCTTTGTGGTTATCTCCAAATAAAGCGGCATCGTACCCTTTAAGTTTCTTTTTGTAAGCTACGGCATTTTGTGATTTAGAAGCCCCCGTGTAGGTGTTCTCTTTGTGCCAGCAGTAAGCGTGAATTACAGCTAAGTGAATTACGCCTTTTGCAAACGCGGAACTTGTTTGAGGCTTTATGGGAAAACCCCATGGAAATCCATGTAAAACCAATTTACTCTCTTTTACATAAATAGGCTTGTCAGGTTCTACCAGTTTAATGCACCCCCCTTTAACAAGAACTCCAAAGGCACTACCGTCCATTGCATCATAGTCATGGTATGGTAGGTCGTGCTGCCCAGGAATAGCGTAGTCATCTTTTAAGTAGTCCCATGCCATATTTATTAAGGTGCTGGATTCTTTTTCTCGTGATTTGTCAAATATGTCACCACCTATAATTCCAGGTATTGAATGCCGTTGTTTGAGATCAGCCCACTGTTGTAGGTAGGACTCTTGCCTACCAAGCCAATTTTTTTCATTGCTACGGGCAATGGGGGGAGTGGCTGATAAGTGAATATCACTTACTAGGGATGCAATTGGTTTTTTAGTGCTCATGTTCTACTTCGCTTCCGCAAAGGGGGCATACTCCCTTTGAATTAAGTTTTAACTCTTCTTTAAGTTCTTCTAGTATTTGTTGTTTTTCTGTGATAGTTTGTTTTAGGGTTTCACATGATTGTATGCAATCCCCTAGCCTCGCGCACTGTTCTTTACTTTCTTTGTAAGCTATCAACACGTCGCCCAGCAAGGTGCAGCTTTTTTGCATCTGCTTTACCACGTCCTCTTGTTTGAGTGTTTCCTGTAAATCATGCAAATCATCGAGCTTTTCTTCTAATTTCAAGCAGGTTTTGTTTAGGGCTACCAGCCCCTCGCCTAGCTCTACTACAATACCGCCGCCCTGCACTACCGATCCGGCGCGTTTGCCCCTCTCTCGGTGCCTATGTAGCTGCCCTATGCCCTCGGCTAATTGTAGGGCATCCTGGCGGGTAGTCAACATAACCCCCTCGGCCTCGAGCACTACGTCCCACTTTTCTTTAACAACCTCAATAAAGCTTAAATCATCTAAAGCTTCCTTTGCTTTTAGTAACCGTCCTTCTGTTACAGCAAATTCACTCTTACGCCTTTTTAGAAGTGAGTGGGTTTCTTTAAGGGTTACATCAATTACGCCTAGGTCAATTATTTCGTTCAATTGCCTACTAACCTCCCCCGCACTCTCACCAAACCAATATTCATTGTCATGCTGTTGGTGGATGTTTATTTTATTGATGCACAAAAAGTCTTGAATGGGATCAGGTACCTTAGCCCCAAAAGCCTCAAATAATTCATCGCCTAGTTGGTATTGGTTTTCTTTGCTACTTTTCTTTCTTGTTAGGGTTACTTTTTCTGAAAGCCTTATTTTAACCTCTACCTCATCAGTGCCCCATGCCTTGAACCCGATGCCTCCAGGTGTATTTCTCAAGCACCATACTAAAGATCTTACAATAGAGGATTTTCCACAATCTGTGGGTCCCACTATTACGTTGACACCTTTAGTAAAAGACAGTTTTAGGTTTTTATGCTTTTGAAAGTTTTTTATTTTTGCACCTAATATCATTTTGGTTTACTCCAGATTAAATCATCGTTTTCTTCTTCAAGCGTACTTATATTTTTTCTTATGTATTTGTGTAGTTTGTCAGTCACTTTGTGTTGTAAATGGCTATGCCATAGCCAATGCAGGTAATCGGCAGGGACGTCTTGTAGCATTTTGCCTTCATACTTTCCAAAGTCTATTATACTTGTGTCTGTCAAATCCTCGCTTGTAGGGGCTTGTATGAGTTTTTTTCCTAGCTCCGCAAAATCTATTTTTGTGCATAAAGCATTCAAGCCCATAAGTATGTCTTGGGATACTGTCGAGTCATCTGAAAACACTACAGTGATCCTTTTACGTTTACTGTCTTGCTTATGGGTTTTTACGTATATGTCTTTAATGTGCATATTTTTTAATAAGTTTGAATAGTGTGTGTAGTTTACGAAACTGGTGCCAATCTGGGCTTATTTGAATGGCTTTGGCGCAAGCCCCATATAAAATGTAGTGTGATATTATTGGGTATTGTTCTATGTAATTGATTATCAAAGGCATTCTAATCCATCCAAAAGCCTTCTCTTGTTTAGCTATATTCCATAATAACGGAACTACACTTTTTTCATTTACATGATCTCTGTGTAGTTTGCTGATAGGCACTTTGATTTTTCTAGTGGACTCCTTGAATAGATTTAGTATGCGCAAGGCCTCTTGGTGTAACTCTACATTTGTGCATAACTTTCTTCCTTTAATGGAATCAAGCACCAGACCAAACTCGTGTTCTCTATCCCACAAGCCCATATAAACACTCAGCCTATACCTTCTGCCTAAACCGTGAGTGAAGCCTAAACAGTATATGCAGTTTTTAATTGAAAGCCTTTTTGGCATTTCAACATAAAATACACCAGAAACAACCTCCCCATTTTTTGTAACTGAGAACTCTTCTTTATGGATCAACCAGCCCATGCTACGGATACCATCTTTTATTGTAAGGGCAAGGTCTCCGTGTGGCGTTATTCTTGCATGGCTTTTAGAGTCTTTTGGGAAATACGTCGGTATGGCATGGAGGGCTTTTAGGGACAAGGGTTTATTTTTGAATTTAATCACTTGGCAACTCCTTCCAAAAAAGTTCCATTTCCTTGCGGCAAGCTACAAACACATTCACGTTTATGGGTCTAGTCAACTCATCTTTAACTTTAAGCACCACAAACTCTTTCTTGTCTATTGTATACATCACGTAAGTGGCAGCGCCTCTTGTTTTTGGGCGTTCTGCCCTTACTTTGATTTTTTTAGGCACTTGGCAGAAAGCCTGGGTTGTTTTGCCGCGTCTATAATGCAAGGTAGCGGGCATGAGGCCTTTGCCGTTATTCTGAAAAAGCTGTATCATGTCGTTCTTGGATTAGTAGTTGTTTTTTTTGGTATTCCCTACGACTGATTTCTTGTTGCCGTAGTTGCTCTTGTTGCCGTAGTTGGATGCTAAGCAGCTTCTGTTGGTGCACAGCCTCCCTAGCATAGTTTACCTGATCCCCTGTCAACGTGTAGGTGTTGGGAGGGGGTATGGGTATTTCGTTTGTTGTGTAGCACCCTTGCAATAAGAGGGCTAGTAGTATGATTGTGGTGTTTAGTGTGTGTCGCATAATACTTGTTTGTTTATATGTATTACAAACAAGTAATCGCACAAATACAACACATTCTATTAAAGACACTTTTCGTTATAAACATCAATTATGCACTGTGGATCAAGCAAAAGAAAGTCACTTAATCGCATACACACAATGACCCGTGTCCCGCCTTTATAAGCTCTGAATGGCGGCAGCTCAATGTTGGCTTTAAAGAAGGGTGTAATGCCCCTAGTATGCCCTGCCCAGCCTTTGGCAGAGCGTAGCAATTTGAACACTTTATAATCAAAGTAAACCAAGGTCTGTTTTCGATCCGTTTTGTGAATAAGCATAGGGGATAAGGCGTTGGAGAATACTTGCCCCTCTATAGCCTGTATGAACCACTGCGCCCACGGTTTTATGGCCTTGATAGAAAGGCTATTCATAACATCCCAAAAAGTAGCCTCTTTATAGCCCCGTTTAGCCTCGATAGAAAACACCGTTGTAAGGGGTGTGCCTATGGGATCGGTAGCTTGTATGTCCCCATACTGCCCAAAAGCCGTCTGCCCTACTTTCTGGCGCGTCGTCGCCATTGCCCCGCTACTAGCTGCCCGCCAGTAAATGTCGTTTCGTTCTTGGCTAGTCCACCACAAGCTCAATTGCTTGCATAATTCACGTTCAAATTCAGACCCTTTACTTGATTTAGCCATTACTTTTTCTTTTTTGGTTTGATTTTCATTAAATGCTTCTTCCCCAGATACATGGCTAGATACTTTACGTGTGCTGGGTAGCTGTCTTTGTCACTCGAGCCCACGGTAGCCACTGGGCTCTTACTGTCGTATTCATCACTTTCTTTAAAACTTTTTTCAAGTAAGTCATACTGTTGGTCTGTTATTACCGTGAACCCCTCCGTGCAGTAGTACATGTAACGGTGAGCCATTATATGGTCTTCTGTTACAGTCCATAGGGCAGGGCTTTTAACCCCTTTCATTGATTTAGGCTTTGGCATACTATATATCCCAGAATGTTTTTGTTTTTCCTTTAATAAGGGTTCCCTGTGTGGGTAGTAGGCTCTTAAAACCAAGCTCCTTACACATAACAGTGAAGCCTTTTTGGTTGTATGCGTCTTTCTTTATTTTGCAACGCTTGGTTCCCTCTAGGGGCAGCTTTACAATGGGAAGGTTAGTGGCTATGATGCCATTTTTATTATCAAGGTCTTGTGTAACATCTAAAAACTTTTTGCCGCTACTTATCTCTCCGCGCAAAAACTTCGCAGCCGTAAGCTCACCGACACCTTTAATGCCTTTTACCTCATCACTTGAGCACCCAGCTATAGCCTTCACCATAGCCCACTGGGGGGCTTCAATGCCCCACTCATCTTCAAAAGACTCTTCTGTTACAATTTGGTCTCTTTTATTGGGGTTATAGAAATCAACATTAGGCCGCAAGCATTGATACATGTCCTTGTCCGCCGTAACAATAACCGCCTTATGGTTCTCTGGGACACGGGCAGCTATATCGGCAATCACGTCATCACCCTCGTAGCCTTTTTGGTAGAAGACGTTGCTAAAACCTATCAAGGCCAGCCACTTGTCTCGGAGGCCATCTATTTGGTCGTGTAGGGCTTCTCTAAGTAACTGCTTTTCTTCATCCTCATTGGCTTTTTCGTCTTGTCGTTTTTGCTTATAGCCATCATATAATTTATAGCGTTTGCCGTAACCATAGTCAAAGCAAAACAACATACGCTTAGTATTGAAACGGTTGCAAAGCTCTTGGCAATCCTTGATAAAGCCGTAAATAACCCCTGTCGGCTTCCCCCCAAAGGCTAGCCCCTCCATGCTATGGAAAGCCCTATGACAGAGGAAACTTACGTCAATGATTAAGTATGTGTTTTGTTTAGTCATATTTGCGCTTTCTGTCGGCGAAGTCCTTACCAATAAGTTCTTCAATCTCGTCCCAGCAGTCTTGCACCACTTCACGAAGGTCTGTGTAAAGGTCTTCCTTCTCAATGTGTGTTATTAGGTCCTTACGGTTGCCCTTGAACTCAAGCTCTTCGGCGTTAATGATTTGCCCAGACTTTTTCCAATACCCCTCCCCCAGGAGGTAGTCAATACAAGAGCCAATATCATCTATACCAAACTTACGGTATATGGGAATCTCCACAGTACCAGTGTTCCCTGAGTAGCGGTTCTTGGCAAAAACCACTCTAGCTATGGTCCCTAGCTTGCGTGATTTCTTTTTAATCTCCTTAGTAAGCATTTTACCCACTGAGATCCAAATCTCTATGTTAGCGTAAAATTTAAGCGCCTTACCACCGCTTCTTGTTTTCTTAGGATCAAACAAACCACCCCCTACATTATCTCTTGTTTGGGATAGGATGATAAGTATGCACCCATGATCAGCGAACTTCTTACAAGCTGCGCGTAAGTTCTCTGAGTGTTTCTTCGCCTTACCATCCCCATAGCTCCCTGTGAATTCTTTTCTCTTAGCCCTAGCCTCTTTTTGCTCTTTTGCTTTGTCAAGTTCGTAGTCACTTGTAAGACCATTCTCGGAGTCAAGCACGTAAATAAATGGTCTACCATGCCCCTCTACTTTTTTCTTAGTCGTACCCCCCCGCTCGGTACGGCTCCCCCCTAGCATGTTGATAAAAGCATCGTCCATGTTGTCGTAGAAATCCTCTACCCTATCACTCACCCCATTGTGGGGGGCAACTATACGGGCGCTGGCTTTCTTACCAAAGAAGAATTTCATATCAAAGTGAGCCCCATCTTCGCTATTATCAAATATAAAGTCGTAGTTATCAAAGTTGGGGTTTTGGTTGGCCTCTGCTAGGCATGTAAGTGTCAGGATAGTTTTACCAGCACTAGAGTCACCGATGATAAAGTGGTAGCCACCTTTAACGTAGAAAGCGTCTGTCCTTCCTGTGGCGGTTAAATTCATTAACGTGCAACCAGAGTCTAGTACTGTGTTGTCAGTTATTTTAAGTTTGAACGGTTTATTTTTAGCCGCTTTAATCAATGCTTCTTTTGTACTTGCCATAGGTGTCTTGTCGTTAGCCTCGAACTTGATAGAGGCAGTTATGTTTTATGTAGAAAAAGGAGGCCTAAAGTTTCCTAAAGGCCTCCTGTTGTGATTTTCATCTACTTACTGAGTGGAATTGCTAGTCCCAGTCCTCATCCTCATCCTCATCCTCATCCTCATCCTCATCCTCATCCTCATCCTCATCCTCATCCTCATCCTCATCCTCATCGGGTTCTGGTTCTGGTTCTGGTTTTTTGGCCTTACCCTTACCCTTCTTTTTAGGCGCAGGCTCTTCCTCTTCCTCTTCCTCTTCTTCACTAGCGGCTGTTACCGCTTTACGAAGCTTTTTGAGGCCGAGTTTATTGTCCTTGAAGTCATCCACGTCAACATCAAGCTCATTGTCCTCGATGTATTCTTCAAGCTCGTCACGATCCATGTCGTCAACGTCTTTTTCGGATTCTTCCTCCTCTTCGGGCTCTTCCTCCTCGTCCTCGTCCTCCTCTTCCTCGGGGTCTGGTTTTTTGGCCTTACCCTTCTTTTTAGGCGCAGGCTCTTCCTCTTCCTCTTCCTCCTCTTCCTCGGCATTGCCACCGTCGGTTTCAAGGAGTTTGGCTTGCAAGCTCTTGTAGCTCTCAACCTTTAGGAGCTCATCCAAGCAATGCACTTCATCCAAGATAGATTCTTCATAATCCTCACGGCGTGGCTTGAAGTCAATGCTAACAACCTCGTAGTACTTGAAGCTACCAAAGCTTTTCTCCTCCACACCACACTTGAGGCTAAAACCACCATCAAGTTCTGCGAAGCGTTCGTAGCCATCATCCTCATCGCTATCATCAAGGCGTTTGGCAAGAAGCTTGCCAAACAGGTGAAAGCTAATGTCCCATACTTGGATGCCAGCTTCCTTGTCCTTGAGATTGCGCACGTTGAACAATTGGCGTTGCTTTGGCGCAAGGTCTTTGATCAGTTGCTCGTCACCACCATCGGCGGTAAGTTTAGCGCGATACTCACAGATAGGGCATTTGCCGCCACTTTGCTTCTTAGGGCACACGTAGCTGTCGCTCTCTGCCCCAATACCACGGTGAGCCCAGTATGTGGTTTCATACCAATAGTCACCATTCTCAGAGTTCTTGTTACCCTTACCCGCTTTAAAGGGTAAGATGTCAATCAAGATGGTTTTGGCATCTTTAAGCTTGAATTGCTTAACGCCATCGGGGAGAGCCAAGACTGTATCGTCAAAGCCCCCTGCTCCCATCTTTGCTGCTTTTTCCTTTGCGCGGTCCGCAAGGAGTGATTTCTTTTTTGTTTTCTTAGCCATATTGTTCTTTATTTGGTGTTACATTTATAAATGCAATGCTTAATTGCTTGCACCTACCTATCGGTTTGTCAACGGCCTAGCTGCGGCCTCTTCTACTAACTGCTTTGTCTCTCTTAGCCCCAGTGTCTTTAGTTGGTTGGTCGCTATAGTAGGACATAGAGTAAAGACGTATTTGGCCTGTAATTGCCTCACGCTTTGCGTTAATGGCATTTGAGGCGGCGTAAAGTATATCACACCGCTCCTGCCATATTACTAATTTTTGTTTCAATTTAACTAAAGCAGGTTCTCCCTCAACGACTGTTTTGATAGCACCCTCATTGAGGTTACGTATCCCATACTCGTCATGGTCTTCCCTTACCTTAGCTGTGATCTCTGCCCTAACAATGTCAATTTGAATTTTAACCTTGTCACGCTCTGCCTTAGCCCTAGCAAAGCCTTTACCATACTTGAAGGTAAGGTTGGCTTGCTTACTAACCTCATTCTCGAGGTTATAGGCGTCTAATTCAAAGTCTTTTTCGTTGGCTTTCATTATAGTTAGGGGCGTCAGCAATAGAATTTACCATTACTATCTTTAGTGTATTTGTATTTGGAAACATATTATTTATTTCGGTTTGTGGTTTATTCTGCTAGTCCGTTTATTACTTCGTAGCAGGCTGCGGTAAGACCCGCCTTTTTACTATCATAGAAATTATCTCTAAAGGCTACAATGACACTATAAGCACGGTTGCTCATCTTACCACCTTTGAGCAATAGGCTATTAGCTGCGCCTAGAACCATGTAGCGGATGCTCTCGGGGTCTTCCTCTATAGAGGACAATACCTTACTAACATCACTCCAACTAGCCCTAGGGTTATAAATCATTACTTTGCACAATTCAAAGGCGGCAGCTTTGATGTCATTTTGTGAAATGGCTTTTAATTGCTCGGCCTCTGTGTCAAGCCCAATAATACTATTAAGCACCACCATCACTTTTCGGCTACTAGCCAACTTACCACCATCAATAATACTTGCCTCATAGATGGCCTCTGATACATCCTCAGAAATGGTAACGCCCTCTTTCTTTGCCGTGTCCATTATAAGGGCATCCGCATTTGCTTGGCTAAGTGCTTTTACTTTGATCTCCGTGCAACGGGTCTTAATTGTGGCTAGGAGCTTTTGTGGGTCTGTCGTGCATAGCATGAAGTAAACATGCTCGGGGGTATCCTCTAGGATTTTAAGGAAACTGTTTTGGGCATCCTTTGTCATGGCATGGCACTCATCCACAAGGTAGATCCGTACACCACCCGTATTCATAGGGGCAAGCCCCATCGTGTCCTTAATAGAACGCACCATATCAATGCCCCGTGTCTCTGAGGCATTGATCTCTTTAAAGTCTCCTTTGTGGCACTTTAGCTTCTTTTGTAAGATACGGGCTATGGTCGTTTTACCACACCCCGAGGGTCCTGTGAATAGAAGGCTATGGGGTATGCCCCCACCTTTACCCATTTTAGCCAATGCCTTTACAGCATCTTCTTGCCCCACTAGGTCTTTGAAAGATTGTGGCCTGTGCCGTTTATATAGTTCTGTGCTCATTTTTTGTTTATACTGATATTGGTGCTTTATCTTTGGTGGTGCGCTTTTCGGTGGTGCCATTCCTCCCATATTTTACCTTTCTTTTTTTAGTGTCAATTTGTGGTCTTTTCTCATTCCTTTACATAGGGCTATATGGTTGTCGTAAGTGCACACCTTATTATCGTTTCCACTATAAAAGGAATACTTACCTTGGCATTGAATCTCGTTTTTGTAGAACCAGCTACTACCATTAGGCGCAATCTCAACCTCAATATCAAGTGGCACAATAAGCCAAGGGGCAAATTTCTTAATATCTTCCGTCATTATTTGCCTAGCCATAGCAATAACATCGTCCATCTCTAGTATGTTGAAATCGAACACAATAGAGTCATGGATTTGGCCTATAATGACGGTTTTCATTTTATTCTTACGCAACCACTCATTCACCCTAATAAGCGACCAAAGGAGGCAATGAAACGCCGCCCCTTGCACGGGGTAATTGATTACATTGTTACGCTTGAATATACCCCCACAACGGAAGCCTGTGTGCATATCAAAGTAGCCCTTCTTGAGGTATGTTTTAAATAAATCCTTGCGCCATTGCCCGTAAACTTTGAAACGCCTATTCCAGAAGTCATCTTCTACCTCTTTGATATGTTTTTCAAACGTATTGCGTTTTGGTTTCTCCCTAGGGCTTAGCTCACCTATACTGTGAATACCTTTTGCGCGTAAGTGTTTATCAAGGCTAACCCCTGCGGCATTTGTGAGCTTTTGTTGGTGTATGGCATCCCATAAGTTCCTAGTGACAGAGATGTAATAAT